ATCCCAGCAAGCTGTCCATGCGGTTGATGTCCATACTCCGCACCGGGTCCCAGGCCTTGACCTTGCGCACGGCGATGCCCGTGTCGGGGTCTTGCGCCTGACCGGATTGCTCCACTGCCTTGGGCACATAGAGCTTGCCACCCACCAGCCCGAAGGCGAAGCGGGAGAGTGCCAGGCCGACAGTGCCCACCTTGCCGTTGGGCGAGGTAGTGCCGGGCCACAGGGTGAGCGCCGCGCCATTGACGGGCAGGGCGTCCACGTTCTGGTACTGGCTGCCGGGGCCATAGATGGCGGGCAGGACGTTGATGGTGTCCGCGTTGCCGGTGAGCGTGTAATTCTGCGGGACGGTGAAGGTCTTCGCGGTGAGCGGGCCGGCGGTCCGGCGAGTCATCGGGTTGACCGCGTTCGTGTTGGCGAAGGCAATTTTATCGCCCGCCAGTATGGTGTCGCCGGAAGTGCCTGTGATGACGATGGCGGTACCGGATTGGTTCGCGCCGGTCACTGTGACCGTGCTGGCCCAGGTACCGGCAGTCTGCGCATAGAGCGAATTGCTCTCGAAGAAGCTGAAACCGGCCAGTTTGCCGATGGAGCCTTCTTTCCACATGCGCACGATCTCATCGTCCGGGTGGAAGACGCTGGTGATGTTGCTACCCAGCGAGGCCATCATGGACGAGCTGATCAGCGCGCAGCGCTTGCCGGGCGGGCAAGCCTGCTGCTTCATGATCTTCCGCGCACTGTAGTAGGTGCTGACGGAAGTCGGGTCGGTACCCAGCACGCCAACCACGTTTGAGGCGTTCTGGTAGGCGAAACTCGCGCAACGGCTGTCGATCTCTTGCGCCATGGCGGCGGCGCAGGGGTCCCAATAGTTCTCGCGCAATTCCTCTTCGGAGCGTTCCAGCTTGACGGCTTTTTCGTAGTCGTCCCATTCAAAACCGATCTGTAACCACTGATCGAGAGAGATCGTGGTGGACAGGCGTGCGATCCCTTGCGGATCGTAGCCCATGCCGTCGGTGACGGTAGGACGCCACGGGAACTTGATGGTGACGGAGCTGCCCGGCGCGAATTCCTTATTGAAGTCCTTTTCCCAGCTTCGATTGAAGTACTCGGCTGCTACCAGTTGGTTGAGCAACAGCCGTAGGATCTCCATGGAGACCCACGAGGTGTTCAGAAATTGATTGGCCACGGATTACCCTCTGCGGCGCGCCAGGTCGCGTGCATTGGCTGCACGGGAATAGGCTTGGAAGTCGCCGCCGGTTGAGGCGCTTTCCACCGCGTCGAGAGGTGCGCTGGCATGGCCAGACACTTCACGGGGCGGGGCGGGCGCTTTGGATGCGGTTTTAGCGGGTTGGAAACGTCCGGAGGTATCGCGGGCTGCGGTCTCTGTCTCTGTCGCCGTGTCGGGCTTGCCCGCGCCCTTGGCCAGCTCGTCTTGTACGAGTTGCTCCATGAACACGATCTTGCGCACGGCGGCGCCGGGGTTCGATTTTGCCAACGCTACGAATTCCTTCACGTCGGCCTTCGATCCCAGGGTGTATAACAGATCCACAATCACGGGAGACTGATCGATCAGCGCACTGACCACGCCAGGTACGCCGCTGTCGGCCGAGAATATTCCCTTGGCCGTGGCGACGATGGTGTCGCCGGCAGTTTCGCCGTAGCGCTTGTTGGCGTCCGCGACTTTGGCTGTCAACTCGCGCTCTTGTACCTGCTGCGCTTGCTGAGTTTGAAAGTCGGATACCGCCTTGCGCGCCTGGTACGCGGAGTTCTCTTCGTGATACTTCTCAATGGCCGCCTCACGTGATTCCCAATCGCCCTTCCAATTTTTGAAGTCCGGCTTAACCGGAGGCTTCAGGAGATCGGAGGGTTGGGTGGGCGCTGGCGCGGCGGATGGGGCCGGTTTGACATCTTTGTCGCCTGCGGGGGCCGCGAGGGTGGCTTGCGCTTCGCGCTTGTACGTTTTGAGTTCACTCGGAGAGAGTCCCGCGCGTTTGAGATCTGCCAGGACTTCCTGGAGTCTGGTTTCCGCGGTGGAACGTTTCGGTTCCTGCTTATGGGTACCCGCTTCCGGGGCGGGGGCAGTGTTGTCGCCCGGCTCATCGCCGGACGCGGATGGTTTTGCAGATGCCGGGTCTGCGGTTTTCGGCTCCGGCGCGCGTCCCTTGAACCGCCAGGCGGCATAAGCCGCGGGGTCCTGGGGTGCAACGCTGGTGAGAGGTGTTTCGGCGGTTGTCGATTCCGCGACTGCTACGACGGGTTCTGGCATAATTCGGTGGCCGGATAACGCTCTGGCGAGGCGGGGTACTGCTCAACTAAGCTTGTGGCGGCTGCTGCTGCGCGGCCTGCTGCGCCTGCGCCGCCTGCTGGGCGGTAGCGTCCTGCGCGGAGGCCTGCTGGTCGGTGGCATGCGCCTGCGCACCCTGCTGCAAGACGGCACTGTGTGCTTGATCGGAACCCTGGAGGCCTGCGGCATGCGCCTGCGCCTGCTGCTGTAGCGATTGCGCGTTGGCGTGATCCTGAGCCTGGGTCGCGACTTCGTGGCCGGTATCCAGATACTTGTGGGCCAGGTCGCTCACAAACTCCATGCGCTCCGAAAGGTTTTGAGCCTGGGTATTGATCTCGGCGATGGCGAGGGCGTTCTCTTCGCGCATCTTTTCGAGTTGCATCTTGTACTGGTTATCGACGACGTGGCCGGCCTTCTCCAGTTGGAGCTTTTGCAGCTCGCCCTGCATGGCCTGGAGGAGTTGGCCTTGCTGCTGCATCTGCGCCTGCTGCTGCGCGGCCTGCTGGCCAGCCTGCGCCTGATTGGCGGGCGGGGATATAATATCCGCCATTTCGTCGCCCTTCGGCCCCAGCTCTTTCATCTGGATGGCCAACGCGAGCAGCTTGGCGGCCTGCGGCGGGGCCACGGGCAGCGTCTGGAGGTTCTGTATCAGCAAATCGAGAAAGTCGCTGGCGGCCTGCTGTTGCGTTTGCACCGATGGGCCGGTGGATACAGCCACATCGTGGTCGGCGTCTTCTTCGATGGGATAGTGACGCATCTCGCCGGACTGCGCGTCCAGGTACGGCTCGGCGGTGTTGAGCCGCACGATGTCGTGCGAGTCGTCGGGCTTGCGCAGCGCTTCGGTGCGTTCCGTGTCGCCGCCGTAGGTTGAGGCAACCCAGGAGTCGATCACGCGCCCGCCGTAAGCAACGGCCCGGTCGTAGCCGTCCACGAAATGAAACGAGCCGATCTCTTGCTGCTGTTTGACTTCGTGCAACGCCACGCCCGATTTCTGGTTGTCGCGCTGTGCAGCGGTTGGCAGCGGGCTGATGCCCATGGCCGCCTGAACCGCGCGCCGGCACGAATCCTTGGCGTCTTCATAGGCGGCGAAGTTGGGCGTAAAATTTTCGCGACTCGGCAACGGCAGGACGCCGCCCGTTGCGCCGTCGATCACCACATCCGCCTGTAGGTAGGCGTGCGGGATTTTGGTGCAGGTGTCCCAGGCTTCCTTGTCTGTCTCGAACTGGCCGACGTAGCCTTTATACGGCGACTTCGGCGTGAGCCCGGCCTCCTCCATCTCCTGTGAGTTGAGGTAAGCGAGAGACATCTGGGGATCGCGCGCCAAGCGCGGCAGCGAAAACAGAATGCGCTTGGCAATGCCGCCTTCGTCCACGTAGCGCTCCAGGCCGATCATCGGAATGATGGGGATGTGAGTGCCCGGCTGCGGGTTGCGCTCCAGAATCTCCACGCCGTTGGTGAAGTACTGCATCACCGTCTTCTTCTCGATGGCGCGCCGGCCTTTGGCCTTCTTCCGGATGGTGGTGGTGATGACTTTCCAGTACTCGGCGGTCAGGACGCTCTTATCCTGTATCCAGTCTTTGGCGAGCAGCATGTGCTCGGGGGCAAAGTCGGTGATCTGAGCCTCCGGAAACTGGCGCTTGAAATCCGCCTTGAGCATCGGGTCCAGAACGAAGACCGCGCTGGCGTCGGACCAGTCCGGCTTTTTGCAGTCCGGATCGTATAGGACGCTGTTCGGGTTGCCGATGGCGGAAATGGTGATCTGCTGATCGTCGTTGTCCGGGTCGTCGGGGGCAACATACTCGCGGCCGATGCGGAAGAAGCCGTAGGAGCCTTCCACCATCTGCTGGAACGCGGTGAGATACACCGAGGGACCGTTGGACCGATACTCGATTGCGCGGATGAGGTTCTGGCGCGTCTCGGCGGTTTGGTCGTTCGAGTTCTTGCCGCCGGGGCTGATTTTGACGCCACGCTTGTTTTCGCGTACGGAGTTGACACAGGCGGTGGTGTACTGGCCCAGCTCGTCGTGGTTCACGCACGGGCGCCCCGCCGCCGCTCTCGCGCGCCGGTCTACGTCAGTCCACGGATTTCCGCACACATACCTTAAGTCGATATTCCTTTCATCCCTGCTCTCTTTCCACCGATCATCGAAGTAGCGAAACTTCTCGCGTATCTCACGCAGCAACTCCTCATCGTCCTCGCTCACATCCTGCAATGGCGGATTGATGGGGTACTCGGAGTCGCTCGTTTCGGATTGGTCAAAGGCGGACATTTAAGGTAGTGGCAGGCTCGTCGAAGATCGACATGAGAATCAGGCGCACGCGAGCCAGGCGCGCGCGGTCGGCGTCGTTGGCGAGCGGGTGGTCGGCGGAATCTAGGAGATAGTCAAGCTGGTCGTGCAGAACATCCGCAAGCGAGGCGGGTTCACAGACGCGGCACGGTTCGACGAATGCTGGCGCCATAGCCGCGTCACGGGCAGTCGGGGCAAGTTTCCTGGCAGTCCCCTAACGCCTCGTTGTAAGTCCAGCCGGCATTGCGCGCGGCGAAAATGGCGTTTGCCTTGTTGACGGCGGGGAAGGCTTCGGTGCGCGTGCACTTCTTGCAAGTCAAGATTAGGTGCCCTTTCCCGAACGCTTCATTTACCGCGGCCTGCGCGGTTTCTTTATCCAATTCGCAGGACTCGGCCGGCGCGTCGACCGCCTGTGTCGCGATCTCCGGCACATTGAACGGGTGCAGCATGCCGTCCGCGTCCACAGTGGGAAGCTGCTGCGCTTCCGCCAGGGCACCGGACTCGGACATATAGGCGTCGAGCGGTTTGGCGTGGAAGGCCAGGTATGGCTTCATCGCCTCGTACATATCGCGCCGCGTTTCGGGCTGCGCGGCGGTGAGTAGTTGGCGGAAGTGCTCGTGATCTCTCACGTAGCTCGCCAGCTCGTTGCACAGGCGCATCGGGTTGTCGAGTGCGCCGAGGCCGGCGGATGCCAGCAAGCGGTTCAGCGCGTGCTTTTGTTGCCGGGTTTGGTACATTACGCTGCGCCGCCGCACATGGGGCAAGCCGCGCCCGCGAGCGTGTTCGCGACGGAAGTGGGCTTGCGCGCTTTGGGAAGCTTCGGACTCAGGATGCTCTGCGCCTTCGCTCTGATGGCGGACGCCTGGATGGGCGAGAGCTTTCCGGGTGTCTTGATGGACGGTAATTTCATGTTCAACTCCAGGGGCTCGAAGGCTGCATGCGCCGCCGTTCAGCCGGCGGCTTGTCCGCCTTCGGCTGTCTCACTGCCACCGCCGCGCCCATGAAGGCGCTGGCGGAATGCGAATACTGATTGTGCAGGGGCTTGCGTTGCCCTACGCCGTCCGCGCTCAGCGCGGGCCACTGGTAGCAACGAAGCGACTGCAAACCGTCCGCGCATTTGATCGCGTCGAAGCGACAGGTGGGAAAGATGGTGCGCGCCGCATTGATCTGCTCGGTAACCAGCATCTTGGGCACCAGGCGCGGCTTGCGGCCGGCATTGCGCATGAGCTGTTCGATGGACATCGACCGGTCGCCGGCGAGCCTGCCGTGGATGATGGTGTCAATGCCGTCGTGCGGCAACCAGTCGGTGCCGTAGAGATAGCCCTTGTCTTGCAGTTTGACCAGGTAATCGGAGATTTCCAGGCGGTCGGCCTCGAGGTGATCTATGAAGTTGTACCAGCCGTCGTAAGCCTGCAGAAACCAGATAGCCGTAGGGTCGCCGAATCCCAGGTCCCACACGGTATCAACCGGGCGGGTGCGATCATACGGCACATCGCCGATCCTGCCGGAGGCGGCCGCCGCTTTCATTTCGGGGCCGAAGATCGCGCCTTCGACTTCGCTGTCCGGTTCACCGCCATAGATGTGCGCGAACTTGGCGGGTTCGGTATCGCGCATGTGCGCGATGCGGGTCTTAGAGATTTCGGACAGCCACTTGTTATCGAGGTAGCTGGTCTTGACGCTTACCGCGCCGGGCGGCGGGTTCAGCACGCAGTGCTTGTAGGTGGGATCGGTGGCCAGTTTCGGATTGAAGCAGCACCACACCTCGCTGCCGATCACGCCCAGTTCCGGGTGCATGCTCTGCTTGCGGATGGTGGGGATCACCGTGTCCCAGGACTTCTGAGACACGTTATCGGCTTCCTCGATCCAGATGCCGTCAAGCCCTTCCATGGACTTGATTTCCGAAACGTTGTGATGAAGTCCGGCGAATACGAACTGGCTGTAACCGGGCGTCAGCGGCTCGCCCTTGCCGTCCATCGTGGAGCCATACATGCCGGTTGTGTGCAGCTTCGTGCCGGTGATCTGCGCCTTCTCGATGACGTAGAAGCTTTGTAAGCCGAGGCTTTCAATCTGCTCTTCGAGGAGGTGGTGAACCGACTCCGCAAGAGACTTCATGGTCTCGCGGGCGCAGAGCCAGCGCAGCTTGTGCTGCGCACCCATGATCAGGAGCGCGCGCGCCATGCCCCACGACTTCATCCCGTCGCGTCCGCCGTAGAGGTACTTGTCTGAGTGCGGCTCGAACAGGAAGGCGAACTTTTCGGGGAACTCGGCTCTCATGCTAGGGTGTAGTCATACCCTTGATTTCGACAAGGCGGCAGACGTTGCAACCGGAACGGTACGGGAGTCGGGCTGGCACGCAAAGACCGGGGCCTAAGTGGCGGCAACACCGTAAAGCCGCCCGCCCCGAGAAACTCGAACTTTTCGGGGAACTCGGCTCTCATGGTATAGTCGTGGCTTGCGGGGCCACCCCCGCCGCGCCAAACCTTGAACGCAAGCTGTTGTTCCGGGCGGTGTGAGTCTGCCGAATCCAGTTGGTGCAGACCTAGAGGCAACCCGATAACCTGGGCGGACAGGTTGGGAAGCTGCTCGTTATAAGACTGGAACCGGATGCGAGCAAACTGCTGATGGCTGGAGGAGGTCCGCCCTCCTCCAGCTCCGCTCTCACAATTCAGTTGCCTTGACAAACACCACTTCCAGCCGTGTGTCGATGGCCGCGCCGTCCTTGCCGGTGACTTCCAGTTTTTTGCCGAACTCTTCGGGGAACGCGCCGCGCAACAGCATCTGGTGCAGGCCGCTATCGCGCCGCTTCACGTGGCCGCACAGAACACCCTGGTAGAACACAGGCTCCGTCCATCCCACGGTCGAGAACTCGATTGCCTTGTCTTTCAAGAACTGCCGCGCCACGAGGTGCGCGCGCTTGAATGCCTCGGCGTAGGCGGGGTACTCCTCAATCCATCGATAGTGGTTGCGCACGCCGATCTGGGCCGCGCGGGCCGAGGCCGTCAGGTTGGCGCTCTTGCGGTATGCGGCCAGGAAGGCGCGTGCTTTGGCGACAGTCGAGAGGAGCGGCTTCCGTTTCATTCAGTCTTCGAGCGATCCCCACCA